TCACCCCAAAAACGGTATGCGTCTGATGATAAAACGGAGCACAAGCGCGCCGAGATAGATGCTGATCCCTTCGGCAATAGCGAACTTTGACGCGAAAAAAACAACGTTACCGGAAATACCCGAAAACGCGTCTGCGGCCATGATGATGAAGTCTGGTACGGGCAGCGCTTCGAGCACAGACGCAAGCGCGTCCATGATCGCCTCAAATACTTTCTTTGGTATCCAGAGCAGCAGGTCTTTTAACCAGCTAGCAAATCTTGTCAGAGCATCAGAAAACATGATTACGCCTCCATGAATTTGCGAACAGCCGCAAGACACCACACGGCCAAAAAGATGGGATACAGCGGATCGAGCCAATGAGAGTTTTCACACATGCCATCGAGGCTAATGGTTCCGATCGCAGTAGATGCGGCACCAAAGCCACAAGTACCACCAGTGGGAAACGCAATCGCCCCTATGGACTGAATAATCGGCGCATCCCCTGCCCTCGTCATGAAATCATCAATTGATTCACCGAAACTTTTAACCTCCCCGAGTTCGCCACCTTGAAATGGTTTTTCATCTTCACCATCGCCACAATTTGACCCAACACAGCCGCCGAAGCCCTCGCCAAATCCGTCAGGATGGCCGTTTTTGTCTGGACAATTTGGGCCGGTACATTCGCCCGTAACGCTCTGAGTCTGTCCGTCCGGGCTGGTGGTGGTCGTTGTAGTGTTAGTGGTCGTTGTAGTGGTACAGGCATTGGCACCAACGCAGTTATTAACCGTCAAAGTGTCGGTTTTTGTGGTCTCAGTGGAGCCATCAGGTTTTGTCGTGGTTTGAATTGTGGTTTCGATCTTCTGATCAGTTTTTTCAGGCGCCGGATTACAGACCATTACGCCATTGAACGTACCGCAGGAACCATCATTGCTCTGATTGTTTTCAGAAACGCAGGTTTGAACACCTCCAGGGCCGGTGGTGTATGTGCACGGTTTGAATTCATTGGTTTGCTCAGGCGGTAGCGGTTCGGTTTCATCGGTTTCATCCGAGCTTGTATCAGGGTCAGCGCCGCCTGGGCCACCAGTACACTTCGTACCGGTAAACGTAGAACTGCCAACACATGTATAGGGGCCGTCGAGCTTTACCGTACATTTTGCATCTCCAACCGTCGCAGAACAGCCAGAAACGCAGATATTCTGATCGTACGCATACGAGCCACCGCCAATAAACATAAATGCGTCAGGCGCATTACCCGAGCGGCTGAAGTTGCGGCTAATGCCTTCTAAATCGGCACATTCGTCATCTGATTCACATTCACCGGTTTGGGCATTATAAGTTGCCCCAGGAGGACAGCTTGAACCGCGACGATATGCATAAAAAAAGGTATTACGAGGATATTCTTTGCCCTCATAAACCAACGTATATGTGCCATCACACCGAAAATAAGGTTGATTGTTCTGCGATCCGGCAAGTGCACAGCTAGTAACAGTGCCATCAACAAAATTATCAAAATAATCTTGTGCCGCCGCTGATGGAGAAGGCCCCGTTCCTGAATATTGACCAGAAGAACCTTGCCAATAATAATCATCGGCATATGCTTGAATTGATACTAAAACAAGTATAAAGAATATAAAACGCCGCATAATCACCACCCCCAAAAGGCCATAAGCGCCGACAGTGCGCCGAAGCAAAACATAACCAACAACCAGACCTGTTCCATTTGATAACCTCCGGGAATGAAAACGGGGGACGAATCCCCCGTGTTTGTTGCGGTATTACTGCTTAGCGGATCATGCCAAGCAACTTTCGGGCACCCATGCGAGCGACCAGAGCCAGCGCGATAACACCAGCGATACCACCAATGCCGGTTACTACATCGGCAACATCAACAGCAGAAACAATTGCGTCCATGTGGACCTCCTAACGGATCATCGAAAGTAAAGTCCGACAGCACCAGCCAGCAATGGCGATAGTGGCAATCAGACCGAAACCGACAAGAAAAGCCTGACCCAGCAAAACGGGATCAGCGCTCGTAATGTCGAAGGGTTCAGGCACCGGGACAAGCGTCCAGACGCCAGAACACAGGGGAGCGCCATCCAGCGATACAGTCACATCACCAACACACTGAATAACGCCGGAAGTCATGGTCAGCCAGCCTTCTGAACTGGAGGGGCCAGCGGAACGAGGAACGCGCGGAATTCTGTCCGCTCGTACTGGCCAACAGAGAAAGAACGCTCGTGAATTTGATACTTGCCGACCGGATACGGTGCCTGACCGTCTTCGAGCATAACTTTCGTTTTCTGAGGATACGGAGCGTCGCCAATCTGAATCCACGCCTCCTGTTCACGAATTACATAGTCGCGGCCTTTTGCGCTTTTACCTGAGCGCTCATGAACGAAAGTGCTGTGAATCTCATATATCAATTTCATAACATCACCTTTAATGGAATAAGAATATGTCGCCGACATAAGGGGTGCCCCGCTCTACTCTCTCAACTGTCCAAAGGCGCGGAGGCTTTATACCTTCGGACTTACGTTTCTCTGTTTCCTGCAATGCGGCATCAACAGCAACTGACAAGTCAGGCATAAAGAACTTCCGGCGCTGCAAATCCAGCTTGCGACGCTCAGCATCGGTTAACCTTGTGCCTTGAAAACTTACGGTTCTCATGAGCGAGCCCATCCACCAAGACGTTGAATGGCAATACATCCAACGAGGTGAATAAGCAGAAGATAGACAGAAGCGGTAATCATGCTGCAACCCTCAGAGGCACAACTGGCGAGCGGTACCAAGCAGGAATGGGCAAGTCGTAAGACTTGGTGACTTCACGGGCCTGACGAACAATCACAGGGGTGAACCGGCTGGTGTCGCAGACGTTAGCTATATCGATACCAATCTGGCGCAGCCGGGCGCGATGGGTTTTAACCGCCGATTTAGTCAGATCAAACTGCTGACCGCTAAACCAGTTCATCGCATACATGGCTGTCGTGTTGGCGGAGTGGGTGCTTTTGACGACCTCGTTTGATATGAGGGTTTCGGCAATTGTCTGTAAGTCCATGGCTGTCACCTGCAGCTTTTCGTCGGTTCGCAAAAATTCATCATGTAATGTCTGGAATCGGGATTCGTCGAACAGGCCCCAGAACCTAAGCCCTTCGCGTTGTAAAAATTCTGCTTTCAGTTCCTGCTCTTGACGTACAACGCCATGCTCTGAGCAGTAATCGCGCACCTGTAGCGCGTAGGCATATTCGGGAGAATCATCACTAAACGTCCGCTTGATTTTCGGGATGAGGTTCTGCTCAAGCTCAAACGCTTTGTCATACGCTTTGCGGTACTGGAGCCGGACGCCACCCTTGCGCTTGCCAGCAGCTGTCCAGTCAACAGTTCTGCCATTCGGGTACAGATAGCCGACAGAATGGCCAATACGCTGAGTCGAAAGACCGCGCAAATAGGCCAGCACGTTGCCCTGCCCTACCCCGACATTAGTGGTCAGATCGATGCGCTCAATGGTGCAGCCATCGGCCCACAAGCTGGTCGCTTTGCCGGTCTGACGGTGTTCGGTACGAGTGCAACGGGTGAAGGGTGGCAAGCCGTACTCAGCAAGAAGCGAGTTATAGACCGCGATGCACTCACCCACCGAACGAAAGCCGAACAAGTTGTCCAGGCGGTTGATGCGTGACGGGTTGCCATCAACGCGCACCTTTCGACCCTGAACGCTGATCGTGATCGAACTGGAGAAGCTGCCCTCATGCTTGAACCGAGGCTGGCGGGTAGTCAGGATTTCGTGGGAATGGGAATCGATGGTGAGCGTGTACACGTCACAAACGACCGGGAGGTCGTGGTCATGCTCTTGTGAAACGCTCAGCCAATCGATAAACATATCGTCCATTGTGATTTTATCACGTGTGATGCAGTGGTGATGTTTTACAAGAATCACACATAACAAGTCAACCCCTGTCAGAATCACATGGCGGCAAATCACAGGTGATATCAAATGGCCAAGACCTACAGATTGAGAAGCGACGCGACAGAAGCGCTGAAGGAAAAACGGATTAAGATGATCCTTGAGACAAAGGATGACGTCCGGGAAAGCGACGTATTAGGCGCTGTGATATGGAAATACCTTGCACAAATCACACACAAGGACGTCGAGAGGTACAGAGAGGAAGTGCTGGGCAAGGACTAAACCAAAAACCGTGTTTAGTATGGGATGTCATACCAAAGTGGGGGTGTAACAGCACCCCCGCCGCTTCGCGGCCATAAATCGGAGTCAGGGGAGACCATGGAAGAGATACGAGCCGAAAGGGAAAGCAGGCCCAACGCAAGCACTGCCAAAAACAAAAAAGAACAGCGCCTGGCTTACGAAATAGCCCTGGGAATCTGGCTAGGCGGTGTCGCCCTACTCATGACCAGCGCGGTCATAGGGTCTTTAATCATGCTGATCGCAGCTCAAAGCCTAAAAGTCCATTTCGGATAACCGCACGAAAACCCATTCCACTAGTTCATTATCGTGCCGAAGGTTCGCCGGGCTAGACCGCCTGAACCAGCCTCGGATCTCTGCCAGATCCTGATTACCCCACCGCCTGGGAACATACGACACCGAAGCCGCCGCATTGGGTGATCATGGCGCGGGGTGGGCTGGTGCCTGCTGGTGGTGCGCGGTTCGCGGTTCGGGCATCGCAGGTGGTGGCACACTCTAAACCCGACGAACGGTCATAATTTAGGTAACGTTACCATTGCCTAATATTGGTAACGTTACTATAATGGAGTCATACCAAACAGCAATGGGATGAACAACATGAGCAACAAATATAACGAATGGCTGGAAGCGCAAAAGATGACCGACGACGCCGAGGCCCGCAGGCTGTATGCAGAGCGGGATAGCGGTATTAGCTACCCTTATCACGCCTGGCGTGAGCGTTACGGGTACGCCGACACCACGACGGCCCGAGCAGATTATGCCGAGTATCAAAAGCAACTAGATATTCTGACACCGGAAAAGCGGAAACCAGGCAGACCGGCGACAGGCAACGCGATGACCCCAGCCGAGAAGCAACGCGCATACCGCGAGCGGCAGAAAAAGCGTAACGTTACCGGGATAGAGTTAACGGACGCCGAAGCAACAGCAATCATATCTTTGCTGGGCGATAAGGCCAGGGACATATCAATGAGGAGCGAAGAGCCAATCACCACGAGGCAACGCGAGAGCATTGATTGGCTAGTAGAGCTGTCGCGGAAGATCAGGACGTACATGACTACAAATCAAGAATAGCCCGGCAGGCTTCCTGCAACCTCTCCAGGCGCTCGTCGAGTAGAGCGCCCTCGTCCTCGATATGCCTGATACGGTTTCGGGCCTTGCGTAAATCCCCGCTGAGCCGCATGTAATCAAGAATCACCCGCTCGACAGCGTCCGCGTCATCGGTGGCACCGGTGAATAACCGGGCGTCCCTGACGAGATCTTGTTGCAACTGGAGAGTGACGCGGGGGGCGGATCGCATAAGGGGGATTATGCAAAATGGCGCGACGCCCTGGGGGATTTTCGTCACGCCATTCTACATAATCCCCGATTCCATTATGCGAACCATGCGGTCTGGGCCCAATCGAGGGTTTCTTGCTTCCCATGCCGTTTCCGATATTAGCCATTATCGGATATTGCATATGTGTTAATCTGCGTGTCCTCATATCTGTTTATGGCTTCCGGCTGCTATCCATGTCCCAACCTGTACCGCTGTTCGATACCTACAAGACTTTCGAGTCGCTGACCCGTCATAGCCTGGACGCTGAGCTGCCGGCGGTGATATCCGCCCTTGAGCGTTTCCCTGATCCTGCCGAGGCTGTGAATGGCTATTCGGTGGTCAAGTTGTTCCTGAAATCCTATGCGGCGAATCAGGCGACCTTCAACAGCTATCGCACCCATGTTGAACGCTTGCTGCTGTGGAGCCTGCTGGTTCGTAAAAAGCCCATTCTTCATCTGCGTCGCCAGGATGCCGAGGATTTTCTTACGTTCTGTCTGAATCCACCTGAAAACTGGGTTGGCCCTGGCACCAAGTCTCGGTTCCTGCGCGTGGGCGGCCGCAAGAAATCGGATTCAGATACCTATATACCCAATCCTGACTGGCGCCCGTTCAATTACACCATCGATAAGGCTACACGCAAACTCGCCGACGAGTCCCTGGCCGAGGTGCCCGAGATCCAGGGCTATCAGATGTCGCAGACGACCATTGCTCAGGTATTTACCGTGTGCGGCAGTTTCTATCAATTCTGTATTGATGAGGACTACACCGATGCCAACCCGTTCCGGGCGGTCAAGCAGAAGTCACGTTACAAACAGAGTGTGGTATCACAGGTTACCAGTCGCTCGCTCACCCAGCTGCAATGGGAATTTGTGATTGAAACGGCAGAACTGATGGCGGATCAGGAGCCCGAGTACCATGAGCGCACGCTGTTCATCCTGGCCACGCTGTTTTCCATGTACCTTCGGGTGTCGGATCTGACTGGCCGCGATAACTGGCGGCCGACCATGGGCAGTTTCAAGAAGACCGGCGATAACTGGTGGTTCCATGTTGTCGGCAAAGGCAACAAGGCGGCCAAGGTCAGTGTGCGGGACAGTTACCTGGCCTACCTCAGCCGTTACCGTACCAGTCTGGGGTTGACTGATCTGCCCTACCCTGGCGAACAGACGCCGTTGCTGTCGTCACTGGATGGCCGGGCCGGCTTGTCTGATCGTCGGATCCGCGAGCTGATTCAGCAGGTATTTGATGCGGCCTGTGCGCGCATGATCAAGGAGGGATTGCAGCAGGAGTGCGATGCGTTGCGTGCGGCGAGCCTGCACTGGTTGCGGCACACCTCGGCGACGCTCGACGCGCCGTTCAGGGACATGAAGGATCTACAGGCGGATCTGCGTCATGAAAGCCTGTCCACGACCCAGGACAGTTATTACGATTCTCTGGATGATCAGCGGGCCAGTTCGATCAAGAGCATTCCGATCAAGGGGCGCTGA